CCTCCCGCAGATCCACCACCGGCCAGGTCACCGGCCCATAATGACTTAGGACATTCCCCACCTCCAGCACCCGCGCCCCCTCCGCCCGTTGCCCCAGGAACCATCTGGCGATGGGAATCTCCACCCGTCGCATATTCAGCGCCGTGTGATTGTAGCGATGGTCGAAATACTCCAACTCTTGCCCATTCCACCTGAACGTACTCACCATCCACCTTCCATCCGCGTTCATCTGCGTTGATCTGCGTTCATCCACGTTCCCGCTTCCGGTGCTCACCGTGCTCCCGTTCCCACTGCCGCACCATCCCCCACGCCTCTGGACTGTCAATCCGCCCCGGGATCATTCCCTTCCACCGCCGCGCGTCCCCAGGATAGTGCATCACCCCCGCCGTAGTCAGTCCCTTGCAGTATTTCCCGAACGTATTCCACTCATTCCCCAGCCACAGCGTCTTGAGCGGATCCGCATACAGCGCCCTCAGGAGCGCCCCCTGATCCCGCTGCGCATATTCCTCCCACTCCTGCTGCCACCGCTGGAAAAAGCGCGCCACCCGCTCGTTATGGTGTCGAAACGCCCACACGCCGCCGTTGATCTGCAGCGCGTGCAGCGTCCTGATTTCCTGCTGAATCTGCGCCAATTCCCGCTTATTATTCCTCCGCTCGAATGAGTGCATCGTATCCATTAGATGCGGGTCTTTGCAGATGACAAACTCCCACCCCGCCTCGATCCACTCGAAGAATCGGTAAATCGGCGCTACCACCTCCGTATCCGCATCCAGATACAACACCGCCTTCCACTCTGCCGGGCTCAACTCGTAGGCTTTCAGCTTCGCCCGCCGCCCGCCCACGTCGCTGTCCGGCTGCTTCACGAATACATCCTCCCCGCCCAGTTTCGTCGCCCCGCACACACACACCGGCACATCCGGCATGTGCTTCTTGATGCTGGCCAGCAGCCGCTTCGCGCTCTTCCGCGATGGGCCCCCGAACGCCACCACGTAAATACCCCGCGCGCTCCCCGTCCCCCGCGCCACCGGCTTCGTGATCTTGATGACCGGCACACCTCGCTTGCCCCGCATGGCCTCCCCCTCCACAATCCCGGCATCTACCACCTGCTCCTCTCCCAGGAGGATCGGCAGCATCCCGGCGTGCGCCTCACACCACCCCGCCACGCTGTACGGCTCTGTGACGGCCCGCAGCGCCTCGCGGTCGAAAGATTCCGCAACTGCCGCGCTCAACGCGGCTACCAGGCCCTTGGCGCTGCCCCGCTCGTACCTGTGGATCCCGGGCGCATTTGGCAATTCATCCAGAATCCCCACGCCCCTGGGGATCACCACCCGCACCCCGCACGCCAGCGCCTCCAGCACCGGCATCGGCCCGCCCTCCACTCGGCTGGGGCACACGAACACGTCCAGCCCCTGAAAGAACGCCGGCATCTCCGCCCAGGAATACCGCTTCATCGGCACCGGCCACCCCCGCCCCGAGGCCCGCCACTCAACCCGCTTTCCAACCTTCGATGCTATCACGGCCGCGACCAGGTCCTCGCCCTTTCTATGGTTTCGGTACGTGTAACCCGAAAACCCCACCACCGGCCGCTTGTGCTTCTGCGCGCTCGCAATCACGAAACGATCCCGCTCGAGCGGAAGAGGCGGCTGGATCGTCGGCCCAAGTTTACTCAGCGGCCCCGCATACAGCCGGCACATCGCCACCCGCAACTGGACCCGCTGCGCCACAGCATCCCACAGCCTGGCCTTATCGTTGCCGGGCGGCTCCTCCTCCCGGTGCGTGAACATTGCCGCGACCGGCACGCTCGGCCACGGCTTACACATTTGAGACTCGAAGTAGCCACTCAGATAGACTACGTCCGCGTGCGAGTCGGGCGCTGGGGTCAACGTCCAGCCGTTGCGGTCGCGTAGATACCGCGCGAAGCGCGGAATCACGCGGTCATCGTTGAGATTCCGGCACACCACATTGACCCGCAGCGCCATCCACAGCTCCCAGCCCCCGTCCCGGGGGCGTCCTCACGCCAACTCAGCGTTCACGAACGCCGAGGGGCGGATCAACCCGAACGCGGCCCGCATCTCGGCCAGGATCGCCACCATGTTCCGGATGAACCAATCGTCGTGGCTATCCGTCGCCGTGATCGTCGCCTGCTCCCGGTCCCACAGCACGGCCTTCCGCCAGTTCGCCAGCCAGGCCGATCCCGCCGCCACGTGGAAGCTCTGCACCACCGGCGCGCCCCACAGCCGGGGCGTACCCTGCGCCAGCGGCCCGCCCCAGTAGTACCGCCCCTGCAAGTCCTGCAGGAGGTCTACCGTCTCCCAGTCCGTTGGACTGAACACCCACGCGGTCGGCACCTGCCGGCCCGTCACCAGCAAGGTCGTCAGCGCCTGCCGGGTCGTCGTCAGGATATCCACATTGAAGGCCTGGGTCAAGGTCCCCGGCTGGTTCGCCAGCCCCAGAAAGTTCTCGCCCACGCCGTTCCCGTTGAACAGTTGGTCTTCCAGGGCGTCCACCAGATCCTCGCGCAGCTCCTGATCAATCAGGCCGCGGATCTGCGCCGCATCGGCCAGCGCCCGTTTCGTCGCCCCCACGTAGACGGCGATCGTCTTCACGATCTCCGCTACGCGCTCGAACGTCATCGCCCCCTGCGGCTTCTCGCCGGTGATCTCACCGGTCGCGCCGCTCGGATACTTGACGTTCGCCTCCGCCACCGGCGCGGCCTGCGTCACCTGCGCCGTCTGCCGCACGAACTCGACTGTGTCGGAGCCCGTCTGGCGCACGTTGATCAGATCCCTGAGCACGGTCAGGTACCGCCCGATCGGCTCATAGATCCCCGTTTGCTCGGCGACCACGAACGCGCCCGCGCTCGTGTCATCCAGCCCAGTGATCAGCTCTTTCCTGCCCCACAGGCCAAAGTCCTTCACCATCACGGCCGGGGACATCCCCAGCCGGCCGGTGCTGAACTGCCCCGTAGGCGCGACCTGCTTATACCACGCCTGCCAGGTCGCATCGCCCAGGAACCGTTGCCCCAGCGTCCCCTTGGCCCGCTGCGGCTGCGGCTGGGTCCGGGCCTCACCCTGCTGCATCCCACCCAGCAGTTGGCCCAGCGCCGCCTTCAGATCGGCGTCCCGCTTGTCCGTCTTCAGCTCGTCCCGGATCTGCATCGCCTCGCCCATGAGCTTCGTGACCTGGGCGTGCTCCTCATCGGTCAAGTTGCGGTCCTTGGCCGCGTCCAAGATAGCCTGTGCTTGCTGCAACAGGCTGAGCATCCGTTCTTGCTTATCCACCTCACACCTCCGTAGAAAGTCTCAGAATCTCCAACTGAACCTGTACATCGCGCGGCGCCCATCCGCTGGACTTACCATCCTTGGCCTCGTCACCGTCGCCGCCGCTCTCATCGTATGCAGCGCACTTCTCCGTACCGCGCTGCTTACCATGCTCCTTCACCCACGCCTGCGCTTCCTCGACCGTCCAGTGCTCCTTATCGAACAGATATGATTGGACAGTCGTCTTCGTCTCCCCCTTCAGCTTGCCAATGACCGCCTTGATGTAATCATCGGCTGAAATCGTGATCGTGCGGAAAGAATCCGCTTGAAAATCTTCCGGGTCACGCATACGGATGCGAATCGTATCCTCCGTCACATCCACCGGCTTGGCTCCCTTGATCGCCACCGTATGCGTATCAATCCCGGCCCCTTCCGTGACTGGTGATACCCCAATGACCTCCAGCCGCTTCAGCAGTCGCACCGGCGCTCCATCGAACATGCCCGGCTCAGCATCCAAGATGCGAAACGTGTACGACCACTCCTGCATATCGCCGAGATCCTTGACCACCGTGTAATGCTCGCGGCCGGCCGCCGTGTCCAGGAAGAAGCGCCCGCTCACAATCGCCTGATCCTTCTCCTCCGTGATGACACCCTTACCCACTGGAGGCTGCTGGTAATTGTGATTCCAGGGCTCCACCAGCACCCGCTGCGACCCGAACGCCCCTGGCAGCGTCACATCCTCATCGTGATCCACCACATTCAGCGTCGCAAACACCGCCGCAAACTCACCCTTCTCCCCATCGCCGTCGTCCGCCTTGATATGGACCGGCGCTCGATACACTTTCGTCTTCATCTCCATCTCTCTTACCTCCCATCCTTCCGATCTGCGTTCGTCCGCGTTCATCTGCGTTCCTCTTCGGCTTATCTCCCGAACTCCACCGAACACTGACAATTCGCATTATTCTCCGCCCCGCCCGCCGGGTCTCCCGGCCAGCGCATCCCGTTACTGAACCGCTCGCGGATCCCGACCTTCTCCCCATTCATCGCCAGATGCGCATCCCGCGGATCGCTGCTATTCACCCGCCACCGCTTCCATTGCACCCCACCCGCCTGCGCCGCCTCAGTCCCCCCGAAACTCGCCGCCGTCGTCACTGCCGAGTTCGCCTGGCGCAGCGCCCACACCGTCACGGCCATCAGGAACAAATCCTTGACCGCCTCCCGCACCTCTGGGGCCCTCAACGCCTGCTCCAATTGATCGCGCGTCTGCCCATTGATGTAAGTCGCCTGAATCCGACTATGCTCCTGCAGCCACGGCAGCATCCTCTCGTCCGAGACCTCCACCCCCAATACCGCCGCGAACTCCCCGGCCCACGCCCCCGCCGTCAGCGCATTCAGCCGCAGCAGGTCCTCCCCCAGTTCCCGATCCCAGCGCTCATCATCCCACCACACCCCGCCGATGTCCCCCTTGCCTGGCTCACCCGGGATCCGGCTCATAATCGCCGCCTCCTGCCTCCGATAATGGCGGCTCAGCACCTCGATCCACTTCTTCTCGTGTTGCGCGCGCACCTCGGGCCTGTGCGTGTCCAGCGCCCCCGCCGCCTTCGCCTCTCCCGCCATCAGCGCCTTCGGAGGTGGAGCGCTATCACGCGGCGAGGCCTGGCCCCCCACCAGCACATTCAGCGGCGTCACCAGCCTCTCCGCATCTCCCCCCATCGCCGGCAGATTCAGCCGTGCCCGCGCCTCATCCGCCGTCATCCACGGCCGCCCGACCGCGGCCTGCAGCGCCGTCACCTGATCCTCAAACGCCCCCGCCATCTTCTCCGCGATATTGAACTCGCAGTACACGCCCTCGACGTCGTCAAATTCCGGCATCAGTTGCAGCTCAATGTCCTGCTCGATCATCGCCAGCCACGGACCGAGGCTATCCTGGTATAAGTTCTTGTGCTGCTCCTTGATATTGCTGAACGTTGCGTTGTCGAGGATCCCGACCATCGGGAGAGGTATGTGATATGCCCGCGCGCATTCCTCCCGCGTCAATTTCCGCCCGGCCAGGTACTCGCTCTCCTGTGGATTGAACGCCCCCGCCCGCCACGTCATCCCCTCCTCCAGGATCGCCGTCTTACCGCTGTTATCCCCGCCGGCATACAGCGCCTCGAACTCCTGCTTGAACCGCGCCCGCGCCTGCTCGCTCCACTCCGGTGCAGCGGCTGGCCGCTCGATCACCCCGCCCATCCGCGCTGCATTCTGCCAGAAATGCTCCCGGTAATCGCCCGCCGCCGCCTCCTCCGCCAGCACCCGCCTCAGCGTCTCCAGCGGCGACAACCCCGTGATGGGATTCTCAGGATTGTACCCCCGCACGTGCACGATGTCCCCTGGCGATACCTTAATCACCCCCCCGCCTACATTGACCTCATATTCAGTGGGCACCAGACTGCCGGTGATGGTCACGTAGATTGGCGGAATCCGCAACAGGCCCGCCGGCGCACCCTCCACCCGCACCT